GCCGCAGCGGAGCGCTTGAACTCGCCGCTGGCCCCGCCTATAGACCCGCCTCTGCCTCCGCCGGCCGTCCCTTTACAGGGCGCCGGGTGATCGGTCGGGGAGTAGCTCAGCCTGGTAGAGCACTGTCTTCGGGAGGCAGGGGCCGGAGGTTCGAATCCTCTCTCCCCGACCAGTTTATTTCGCGGAAATCGGCCATTCTACACCGCCTCCAGAACAGGAGTCGAAGGTACAGTCTGAACCTTCTGCCCTGATTTGCGGTGCTTTTGAACCGCGTCCGCGACCCCCCGCAGGTTCTCGGGGCTGAAGCGGGCGTAGTGCTTTTCGGTGGTCGCGGAATCGTCGTGGCCCATGAACTGCGCCAACCTGGCCATGCTCACGCTGCTCTCGGCAGCCCACACTGCCCCGGTATGCCGAAGGGTATAGGGCGTGACGTGGATCCCGGTGCGCTCGCTTGCTGCCTGGAATGCCTTCTTCATCGAAGCGATCGGCTTGCCGCCTCGCTCGATGATGTGGTCGATCTGTCGAGCTTCGTAAGCCGCCCGAAGCATCTCCATGGTCTGATCCGAGAGCGCGACCACAGGGCGCTTCTTGCGCGTCTGCCGGCGCCCGGGCGGGTTGAGGTCAATTTCCCCTCTATCCCAGTCGACCTGCCCCCAGGTGAGCTGCAGGATCGCCGTCGGCCGCGCCATCGTCGCAAGGCCGAGTTCAACGTAGAGCCGCGCATGGGGAGCCTTCACCCCGGCGAACCACTTCTCGAATTGCCGCACGGTCAGGTGCCGCACCTTGCGGTCAGGCGGTTCGGGGCGCCAGATGTCGGGCGCCGCTTCGATGTGCCGACGCTCCGGCTTGGCTGCCCAGCGCATCGCCACGGAAAGCATCGACAGCTCGTAGCGAACCGTCGCCACGCTGGCCTTCCGCTGCCCGGCATAGTTCTGCGCCATCTTCCGGTCGATGAAGGCCGGGATGACGCGCTCCCAATAGGGGCGCATGGCTTTCCACGCGTCCTTCTGGCGCTGGCTCGAGGCGATACCCTCCGCTTCCCGATCCGCGATATAGGCAGTCACGATCCGCCCCACGGTCCATGGTGTACTGTCGCGGCTCCCCCAGCCTCGCCGCGCCTCAGCCTCCGCTCCAGGCCGGTCGGGGGCGTATAGGCGTTGCCTGACCCGCCTTCCGTCTGCGCCGATATAGACGATGGCATATCCGCCGCGGAATCGTTGCACGGTGTATTCGGGCATTCGAGCCTCTCGACCTCCGTTGCCGGGATGCGGACCAGCGCACCCAGGCGGATGCAGTTCAGATCCCCGCGACGGATCATGTTGCGGATCTGGCCTTCCGAGCATTCCCACCGCTCGGCAAGACGTGCAACCGTATATGGACGCGCTACCTCAGCCACGGCCCATCTTCCGCAGGCAGCCCGAGCAGGTGACCTCATCTGCTCCCTTGGTGTTGAGCTTGACTGGTTTAGTCATGGCGATCCCTTCGGGCCGGGTTTGCCGGTGCTGCAGCACCCGAGCCGGACAAGCCGTCTCGGCCTTCGGCGGCATCCCTATCGCGGGCAATCGGCTTGTGTTTGAAGCCCCGAAACGTCCCCTCGCGGACTTGTCGGGCGGTGCCGTCACAGGCCCAGCAATGGAAGAAGGGACCGACATAGTGATCTACGCCAGTGCCGCCGCAATACCGGCACGCGGTTCTATCAGCGACGTTGAACTCGAACGCCTTGAACCAATAGTCGCCACGGCTGAGCGGAGCACCGAAAACGAACGTCTTTGGCTCGTTGCTATCCCAATACACCCCCACGACGCCGCGAAACGAATATTCGGGCGTGCGACAGATTTCGACACGATACCGGCCCCCATATTCCTCCAGAAATCCATGGGTTTCTAGGAGCGCGGACAACAGGCTCTGCTCATCATCGCCGGGTAAGGTATGTTGTTTCCAGCCGTAGTGATGATGCGTGAACAGGGCCTGCGCCTGACACTCGCCCGAAGGGCCGAGACGCTCTTGCGGCTCGGGCTCTGCCGAGTGGCATGGTTGCGGCGCAGCCGTCGCCCTACTCATCTCTCGACCCTCCCGATACTACGGGCGGTACGACGGACTTGAGGGCTAGGATGCGTTCCGGCACCATCGTTGAGAGCACTTGGCAGGCCCACTCCGCGTGCCGGTGCATAGCGATCTTGTCGGCCGTATCGGGGCCCTGCTTGCCCTCCCAGTGAACCCGCTCGCGCTCGTAAATAACCTCGTCAGCGACCCTCGCCGCCTCTTCCAGCACCTCGTTGCGAGCTTCGGCTCGTTGCTGTTCGGGAGCGCGGGCGTTCCAGTCTCTGCCGTGGCCCCATTCCTCGCCAGTCTCTAACCGACAGCCGCAGCAGGTGCAGGCATAGATGGTGCTTTGACGCCGATCCCCCAGGCGTTCGATTTCTGCCTCTTCCCCGCAGAAAGGACACGGCAACAGCGCCTGTTGATTAAGGTCGCTCATCGCCCCGGCTCCTGCTTGAGGGCGGCGCGCTTGGATCGAATGGCGGCACCTAGCAGCGGCAAGTGTTCTCCGCGCTCGATCGCATCGGCGGCTTGGGCGACCGCGGCGAAGGCAACCTTCCCGAACGGTCCACCAGCCTCATACTCAGCCGCGTCGGATCGAAGCCACGCTACGATCAAGTCTCGCTCGCCGACCTCGCTCACAGCCCCGCCTCCTGCTCATCGTTGCGTGTGCGGGGAGGGGTGGAGAAGAGCAGGGCGTCGAAAGACCTGACAGCGGCATCACGCATCACCCGTGCAGTCTCTCGGCTTCCCTCGTCGTGATGGGGGGACACCTCGGCCATCCGCACGAGGGCGTCCATTTCCGCCTTAAACTGTGCCCGCACCGCATCCTGCTCACCAATGCCGGGCTGCTCCTCGCTGGTGGGGGAGTACGGAATGTGCCGCAGTCGGGCATCCCGCATCGGCTTCGGCAGCTTCTCAGCGGCGAGGCGAGCGTTTTCCGGTATCAATCCCTCGCTGGTGGGGGAGGGTTCGGGGGTGGCGAGGGCTGCACGGGCGCGATCGTTAGCCGAGCCGAGCAAAGGAACAATGGCGCCCGGGGGCTCCCCACCAATGTCAGCCTCAACCCGCTCCACCGCGCTTAGCAACCTGTCCACGAGCTGCGTTTGCTCTTCAAGCGCCTCCCGCATCGCCTCACCACCAACCGGGCCGCTGTTCGATAGGGCGGTGATGGCAGCGCGGATCGCCAAGCTGTCATCCTCCCGGCCGTCATAGTACCGATCAGCCCTTGCGACCCGCTCGGGGTTGTCGCTGTCGCCCTCGACAAGTCGGCCCACGATCTCGCGAGCCCGCTCAACCGCATCCCTGCTCTCAGTTGTCGGCATAAACATAGACCTTCTCCAAACCGCACCGAGTGCAGCGGGTGGTAAGTTCCCACGAATGGTGGGTCGGAAAGCGGTGAGTGGTGCGCCACTTGTGAAGGCCGAAGCGACACAGCCACCCCGCATCCCTACTCACGTCAGCCATGATCTTTCTCCAGATAGGTGCGGACGGCTAGGCCGAGCGGGGTGAGGCGGTACTCACAAGCGCGATGACGCCGCTGTAGGAGGAACAGATAGGGACAGTTGAGCGGCTTAAGGCCCATCCACAGCCGGCGAGCGCGATTGAAATTGGCTGGTCGCCGCCACTCCGTCGAATGGTGCAGCAACTCCTCTTTGGCGGCTCTGGTCAGCCCCGCTGCCATTCTCGCCACGTCATCCATTGGAGGTCTCCGAATGGGCGCGGAGGCAGGCTGCGAGGAGGGCTAGAGCCGGGGTGGCGCCGGTGGCCTTGGCATCGGCAAGCACGATCTGGCCGCCGACGTCGAAGCGGGCTAGCTGCGAAGGTGTTGCGCGCTTCAGGATAACCGCGTTCCACCGACCGGTTCGCCAGCTCTCTTGCAAGCGATCTAGGCGCCAGCCCTCCGGCACCAGGGTCATCGCTGCGTCGATGGAGGAGGAGAGGTGCGGGACATTCCAGTTCCGAGCGACCCCCGCCACGTCCTCCGGGTACTTTTCCAGAGCGGAGCCCAGGCACATCCCCATTACGCAGATGCGCGGCCGGACAGGCCGTCGTAGCGCCCACATATTGGGTGGGTCATCAAAGCCAAGGTCGCTGCCGACTTCAATCCAAATCAAGCAATCAAGCTCCCGATCCGGCCCCGTCGCCTGCTCTACCCGCTCGATAAGAGGGAGGAGTTTATCCTTGGTCATGACTGCGTTCCGGGTTGGGCGTCACCCTGCGGGTCGCGCTCTTGCCCTTCGGGCTGAGCCGCTTTCAGCGTCTCATCGCTTCGCGCTTCGATCGCTGACGCTCGCTGTGTACCTAACCGACATGACTCTTCGACTATGGCAGCGAGAGTCATCAAATCGGCACCGTCCCCGTTCGCCTGCGCTATAAGATGCCCGAGAATGCCGATTGGGGGTTGAGGCGTTTCGGGATCGCCTAGCCTGACACGCCTCCACGGCCGCCAAAGGGCGGCAACCGCCGCCGGTGGCTCCGCGCTGCTATCATTGGCAAGAAGTTCAGCCAGGCGCGTGATCCCGACACGAAGCGGCTCAGGTAGAGCGCGAAGCCTCGTTGCCAAGCCGGCCTCATAGGTGACAGAGCAGGGATCGCCGCTCACCAGCCGCACCCAACCGTCTCCAGACGCATCGATGTCGATCAACACGTCGCTCAACCTGTCACCCGGAACGACGATGCGCTTCACCGGGCTGTGCGGGAGGCGTTTCCACCTCGCCTGCGTAACGACGGCTCCGTAAGTGGCCTCGATGAGGGCTAGGCCGGTGAACGCCTCACAGATGCTGGTCGCACGCAGTTCTGCGGTGCTCGAAGAGCAAGCGCCATCTATCACTTTGAACTCTCCCGACTATTCAGGGTGGAGGATTCGAGCATTGTCCGGTACATTTCCCAGCCGGCACGCGTGTGCACGACCGTCTCATAAGCTCCAGATTTTCCCTGAATCAGGTGCAGGTCGAACAGGCGCCGCAGAGGGGCGCTTGTTGGGCGCACGACATCGTCTTCGCCGATGCGGCATTTGATCCGCATACCGCCGCCGCTCGTCGCGCAGACTTTTGCAAGCCACGCCATCTGCGTCTTCGTCAGCCTCGGCCCCGGCGATGCCTTCGCCTCAAGCTCTCTTAGTTCTGTGAGGGGATTGGTCATGCCGGCGGCACCTCCGCCTTGAACCAGCCTTGGCGGCCTTTGGTGGGGATTGGGCGTGGCAGGAGCACCCGGTCCCTCACGGACCAAATAAACCGGCCGGGACTCCAGTCACCCGCTATGCGGTCTGCCTCACTGGCCGGAACCGCTCCGTCAGACGGTACGCAGCCGCCGAATATCAGCGTGCCGATGATCGCTCCCCGAGGTAGCGCCTCACGGTAATCCCAGCCGAAAGCCTCCACCGCGAGCTGGTGCGGGTCTGGAAGGCCGTCCGGCATTCGCTTGGGTGAAGTCTGAGTTGCGTGAATTGCGACCCGGACGCCGCAACAGCGGGCGGGGAGCGGCTGCCTCCTCGTCTCATGTTGCTTCCGCAAAAGTGGATCGCTGACAAAGAGGAGGGATGCGTGCGGCTGCCAAAGACTGATTGCTGGAATGAGAGTCATCACGCCGCCTCCCCGAGGGGAACAGCCGTCGCGCATACAGCGCATTCCGCCATGACCCTCACCACCAGCCATTGCTTATGGGTGCAGCCGGGACAGCGATCTCCACTGCGATAGGTGGGCGTGCTGGCCCGTGGGGACACGGGGCGTTGGCTGGTGAGGGTTTTCATGCGGCCTCCCGTTCGGATTCTTTGGTGAGCGTCGTCACGTCGCACCCGATCCACCGGCTCAGCCGGTCGAAGGCGAAGGTGATGAACTCTGCGCGGTCGTTCTCAGGCATTGAGCCGAACGAGATGCTGTCGTAATCGTAGTCGATCACCTCGCCCGTCTTCTTGCTGGTGATCGGCTTGGCGAGGCCAGCGTCCCGCTTGAGCTTGCGATGAAGGGCCTTCGTTGAAAGCATTCCATCAACGGCGTCCGACAGCTGCTCGACCGCGATCCTGAGCGCGACCCAGTAGAGAGCCATGCGCTTCGTGTTGCCCGTGGTGCTTTTGATCTCCGCGCGGACGAGTTGCCCCGTGGTTGCCATTACAGCCTCTTCAGCTGCTGCCGTGGCAGGACGAAGCGAACCGAGCATGGAGCGGAACAGCAGCGGCTCTTTGTCAGACATGCTCGCTCTCCCATTTCCGGCCCATCGGTGTCGCCAGCCACTCACGCCAATAAGCAGTGACCACGTCGCGGCCGTCGAACTCGTATTTGCGCTGGAACCGCGGCCAGCCGAGAACATCGGTCTGTTCGGCATGGGCGCCGTCACACATCGGCATTGAGGCGCTGTCGGACACTTTCGACCCCATGCCCTTGTCGCCCCAAGGGTCGAAGTGGCAGGCGCGGACCTTGCCGGAGCAACGGTGCGAGCCGCTGGCGACCGAGATGAAGCAGGGGCGCCCGCGCAGCCACTTGAGGAATGGCTCGCAGCGCTTCCACTCATCAGCTTTGCGGCTGTTCTGGAGGCGAGGGGCAAAGGCGGACTTGGCGAGCATCAGAACGGAATGTCGTCATCGAGGTCGCTGTCGAACGCCGGGCCTGAGAATCGACCGCCAGTAGCCGGCGTATTGGTAGGGCGCGGGCGCTGTCCCTGACCCCCTCCATTCCCGTCGAGAAGCACCAGTTCTCCCGCGAATGGCTGAACTACGACCTCAGTCGTGTAGCGATCCGCACCGCTTTGGTCCGTCCACTTGCGCGTCTGGAGCTTGCCCGAGATGTAGCATTTCGACCCCTTGCGGAGATATTGAGCAGCGACCTTGCCGATGCCCTCGTTCCAGATGACGATCTGGATCCACTCGGTACGCTCCTGCTTGTTGCCGTCGCGGTCCTTCCAAGATTCGGAGCAGGCGAGGCGGAAACTGACCACTTGCTTTCCCGCGCCCGTGGAGCGACTTTCTGGATCGCTGCCTAAGTTCCCGATGAACTGGCATAGGTTGAGGGAGGCCATCAGGCGGCTATCCTTTCTTCAATTCCATAGCTGCGGATGCTCTCGACCACCGCGGCTAGCTCAGCGTTGAACTGGTCCACGGCTGCGGAGAGCGTCTTGATGTACTCTTGGTCGCGGCGGACCCGCTTCACGAACAGCGGGAGCCGCGGCCAATAGGAGACGAAGTCGATCCACTCCCGCTCAGCTACCCAGAGCGCGCCTTGGCATTGCGCCTTGTGCTCGCTCGGAACCTCACCACAGAGCAGGGCGTCGATCTGGAGGTGTGGGAGCTTGGTCTTGATCTCGACCATGCCAGCGTCACCCACGAGCGCATCGGGGCTACACCCCTTCTGACCGCTGCGAATGAACCCGACTTGCTCCGGATCTACATCGGCAAGGAAGCTGTAGAGGTCGCGTGCCTCCGCCTCCATCTCCTTGCCCCGCTCCATGTGGTGATTGGAGTAGGACTCCATCGGCTCGCCGGTCAGAACCTCGCCCGCCAGCTTGAGCATGTAGGTTCGGCGCGTCTTGCTGTCGGCGCCGCCCTTACCCTTCGCCATGACGGTCGAAAACTCGGATGCGGTGGGGATGCCGGCGCGAGCGCGCAGCCACTCTTCCGTCCCCTGGTCGCAGCGCACGATTTCCATCACAGCTTGCCCGTGAGGAAGAGTTCGGCTGCGGCCGGGCTCTTGTTCCGCATCTGCCCGACCGCATCGTCGTATTGGGCAAGAGGAAGCTCTTCGAGGCTATCGACCTTGAAGTAGCGGCAGAAGCGGAGCATGTCGGCGCCCACCGCTTCTCCCAATCCCCGCAGGACCGACACTTGGGCGGAATTTATCACCTGTCCACGGCCGGCGCCGCGACCGTCATCATCGGTAAGCGGAACGTCAGCAATGAGCAGCTTCAAGTAGCGGCGGCCATAGGACAGGGCAGAGCCGAAGCCGTGCGTCCTTGTCTTGTTCTGCGAGCCCTTCGGCCCGGTGTTGTCGATTGGAACGTCAGCCTGATAAGGCCGGGTGTGTCCTCCCGTGTGAGCCATATCGCAGGTGACACGATAGTGATCTTGGAGTGGACAATCCGCCGTGCCAAAAGATTGCGAAAAGCCGTGCTTTCGCATAATAGGGTCTAGTCCATCCGCGAGTGCCATCAGGTCCGCGTATTTGGACTTCGTGTCCGGATTGATCCGGTTCTTTACGATGGGCTTAATTTCCTCCTGCGCGTCTCGCAGGCTGGCGTTGAACGCTTGCTCGGCCTCTCGTTGAAGAACACGCTCCTGCATCGCGAGAAGACGTTCCAGCTTGTCCACATCCGTATTTGGATCGGCCGCTGCTCGCGCAATGACTTCTAGGATGCCGCCGGACAGGCCCACCGGCTCATGGGCCAGTGTTTGCTTTTCGTGCTTGGCGAGCGCATTCATGCCCGATCCCCCGTGCCGTCGCGGCCAGCCTCGAAGGCCGGGACGGGGTTGCGCGCCGCAGGGGAGGGAGCGGCCGAGGCGTGCGGGAAATTGTCGCTGAGCTTCACGGGAGAGACCCGGATCGGCTCTAGCGGTTGAATGGTGCGGTCGACCTTGCAGCCGAACTTGCCGAGTGGCTTGTTGGCGCTCTGCTCGCCGATTTCCCAGGCGGTGACGTTGCGGGCCATATCTAATTCCCCAGAAGAAAGAGGCCGGTGACACCGACGAAGAAGGTCAAAGCGAGACTGTTCGCGATGATGAAAAGGGTGAGGTAATCGCGGAGGGAGAGCGTACTCACAGGGCGTCTCCCCGCTTTGCAGGGACCGCGCTCTCGTCTTCGACGGCACCGGCTTCGCCGTTACCACCCTCCCGGGCTTCGATCGCTGACGCGGGTTCGGGAAACACCTCTTCAAGTCGCCCACGCCAGTAATCGCGGGAGGCGCGCCACTCCGGTCCAACACTCTCGCGGTTGATTGGGTCGGCTATGCCTTCGTGATATTCCTTCAGACCATCTGGCGTGGTGAGGCTTTTGAGGCGCTGAGAGACTTGCTCATCTGTAAGCAGCCCTGCAGACCGCATCTCATAGAGGGTCTCTTGATAGCGCCTATAGAGGCCCGTGTAATGGCCTAGCTCACTGGCTCTCCACCGGAACTGATTGGAGTAGCTTCGGGCGTTCGACTCCAAGTGGTTTAGCCGCTCAATTGCGCGATCAATCGCAACAGCATGGATTACGACTTGGATTTCGTTCAGCAGCTTGCGCCGATCCGCATCTTCGAGGTCGCCGGAATAGCGATGCGCCATGCAGTGGACGAAGCGCTCACGAACGCTCGCATCGGCCCATAGCCCTTCCGCCAATTCGTCTGCGGGGACGCGGCGCAAGATGAGGTCAACAAAATCCTCGACCGGAATGCGCATTTCACCATCGCTGAACGATAGGTTCGGCATAGGGTTTTCAGATGCGCCCCAGCGATTATAGACGCTGGCGACTTTCGCTGGCTGATCAACCTCATCAGGGATGGTGATGCTGTAGCCGCCGACACGAAACACGCGCTCGCCACTGCCAGTGATTTCCGGTTCCTTGAGGCTCGCCCGGTTGCCCCAGTTGTCGTAAATTTGTTTGACTGCTTCGGACATCACGCCGCCCTCCTCTCGGAAGCAGCAGCAAGGGCAGCATCAATCACCTGCTCAACGGTGAGGTCGAAGCAGTGCCGCGCCCGTTTGGCCCGATCTTCGGCGAGACTGGTTTTATCGGCCCGGTGGTAGAGCCGGTCCTCCTCGGTGCGGTGCAGCTTGCGAAGCGCGGCCACGCGATCGTCGCGCCGGTCGTACTTCGCCGCCTGCTCGCCGAACCTGTAGCGAAGCACCACCTTGGCAGGAGGGTCAGCTACGCAGTCCGCGATGAGAGAGCGGGCGGCTTGGGTTTCGTGCCAGGGGGTCATGATTCACCCCGAGCTTTGGCGAGGCCTTCTCGAAGAACGAGAATGTCAGGATATCGGCGGCGATAGGCGCCGATCCTAATTCCCTGGATCGCGTCGCTCCGGTGACGGGAAGCCATGTCGCTGGCAAGCCATTCGGCAATGACTTCGCGTTCAATCTTCAAGGCATCGGCGACACCGCGCTCTTGCTGAATGGCGTCCAGATTCATCTCAGCAGCCGCCCGCTGGAGTTCGTAATTGGCAGTCTCAAGCTGTCGAGCGGCCTTGGCAGCTGCTATCATCGCCGATCGGAAGCGTTGCGTAGCGTTAGTGACAGCCGGCTTTGCCTGAGACGCCCCGCGGCTCAGCCCGGAGGGCGGCAGAGCGGCGGCATCAGCCGCAACGCCCTGCTTCTCGCCCTTATCCTCTGCGGTGAGGTTGGCTTGGGTCATGCCGGCACCGGTCGATCGCGCGGGGGCCACGTCTGATATTGCAGCGAGCGCGGCGTGAAGCGGCGGGCGAGTATTTCCGCCCGCTCAGGATGCTCAAGCATTTCCTGCTTGCGATGGCGGACGATCATATCGCCTACCGTTTCGCGGCTGAGATTGGCTTGGGTCATGGCTTAGGCTGCCGCGTTCAGAGCAGCGCAGGCGACCTCGGCCAGACGCTGCCGCTCTTCGTCCCCGAGGGAGGGGGAGAAGTCCGCTATCTTACGCCGGAGCGGACTAGACCCGTTGCGGAGGACCCGCAGCCGATAGATTACGCCCTTCTCGGCTTCGTAGAGCGGGGCAGCAACAGTGCCGTCAGCGGCGGCGACGAATGCCGCAACGCCCTGCTTCTCGCCCTTACCCTCTGCGCTGAGATTGGCTTGGAGTGTCACTAGGTCGGCTCCCGATGATCTGACTTCATCCGCGGGCAGGCGTGGGGGCGCCTGCCTCTGGGGAGGTCAGGCTGCTTGCTTGAGCGTGGGGAAGAGGCGATCACGCGTGGTGCGGCCGAGAGGGGTCAGGCGCACCAGCGACCAGTTCGTGATCGGCCAACAGTAGGAAGGCTCAATCAACTTCAGGTCAGCTAAAACCGCGCGGTCTGAGGTGGTGGCCCGGGAGCGGGCGGCTTCGTAGTAGCTGGAGAAGCTCTCGCCGTCAGAAATGCGGCTGAGGATTTCTGCTTGCTCGCCAGTGAGTGCGTTGGCCGCTGCTACGGGATCGTCGGACATCTGAGGGCTCCTACCGTGTTGGTGGAGCCTTATTCGCAGACTGCGAATATCAGGTCAAGCTGGAAAATCGCAATCTGCGAACTTTATCTTCCGCGATGCGAGTCGCGGATACCCTAAGCGCGAAAGCCGCCTGTAGGAAACTACTTAATTTCGATAGCGACCCGCTAGGTAAACGTGTCTTCCACGTCCTGTTGCGGGCGGGGCTTTTCGGTCAGCATCCGGATGGCTAGGACAATAACACCGGCGACGATGATAGCCGGTGCCATGCGAGTGGCGTCCCAAGAACCTCCGTTGGCATCGCCAAAGCCCGAAACGATGATGGCAACAGCCACCGCGGCAAGCACAGACGCTGGAACTCCGACGTACCGGCTGTTGAAAACACGCTTCATAACAGCCCACTCGAAAAGCATGGACAAGAGATAAATCATCAGGAAGCCGCCGACGATCTGCCCTATGATGTACATCAACCTGCCCTTTATGCTTAGCTGCCAGTGGCGGCCCGGTCGGGAACGATTACCTTCGCCATAGCCACGAGCTGCCGGCGTTGTTCCGCATCGGCGTTGACCCATATTTCAGCAATATCGGTCGGCAGCTCAGTAGGATCGTGATCCAGTAAGTGGCCCGGCGTAGTTTTTAAGATAGGCGCTATCCGGCGCAGCCACTTTGCCGACAGCGCCCGTTTACTGTTGGCCAGATCGCTCACCATCCCGGCTGTGACGTTGCCGCCAAGGGCGTCTGCAAGCTGCTGCCCCTTGACGTTGCGGAATCGCATCCAGGCCCGAAGATGGTTCGGGCCGCCGTTCTTGTCCTCTGCGTCCAACATGGTCGCAGATTGCGAAATCCTACAGCGGCGGTCATTGGCGGTTTTGCGAAATTCGGGCCTTGCGAATATAATCGCAATCTGCGAATAAGGCTCCATGTCGCACCCGCCCTCTACCGCAGGCCTCGCCGAAGCTGCTGGCATTAGCAAATCTTACGCCAGCGAGATTGTGAACGGCAAGCGCCCACCATCACGTCCCCTGGCCATTCACATCTTTCGAAGAACGGGCTGGAGGCACGAAAGCATAGCCGATCTCAGCACGGATCAGATGGCTGTCTTGGAAAGCGTGGAGACATGGCAGCCGCGAGAGCAGGCCCCCGCATGAGTGCGCTCCTATTTCGAAAGGACCGCGCCGCGTGAGTGCTGCTAGTCCCTCGCTGCGACATGCTGCGCGCCCCTCAGCAAGGCCAGCGCCCCCGCCTCGGACCACTTCAATTGCGGCCCCATCGGCCAGAAGCGGAGGCGCACCACATCCTCGCTTAGCTTCCGGCCTTGTTCGATCCTGGCAATGGCGCGGTCGATCAGGCCAGGCTGGTCTTTCTCCAATTCGGTTAGGACTGACAGCACTAGAAAGATCAGTGGTTCCGGGTCGGGCAGGTCTTTCATGCGCAACACTCCTCCAAGCCACTGATCCTGCACGAGGAACGAAGCTCCTCCACACATTGATCCGGAATGAATGTTTCCGGTCGGCAGAAGCCGCATGAGCGCCGGCCTCTTCACCGGACCCAGGAGCGTCGGAGCTCAACGAGTGCGCGACTCCCATAACCGGAGCGCAATCAAGCATTTCAGAGATATAAATAATCATTGCCAGCTTGTCTCGACTGGGAGTTTCCTCGCGGCCAGATCAGCCGTCCCGCCGCCTGTGGTCGAGTACGAGCGGTGGTTTGTCTCGGTGAGGGGCAAGACCGGCAAGACAAGCATCGACGGTCGAAAACTCCGCCGCATCGTCCAGATGGCTCGAAACGGCTGCGGCGCTTCCGAAATCGGTGCGTCGGTCGGGATGGCGGGCGGGACTGTCAGGGGTTGGCTTGCAAGACTGCCAGCGGAGCTGGCGCCATGACCGCCCTCACCATCATCGGCAGCCGCTACTTCGCTGTAGTTGGCCACACCCCTGCACTGGCGAGCATCCTTCGCCTCGTCGCCAATTCTGAGCTTCGGAGCGCATTGCACCGTAGCCTGAGGGGAGGGTGAGGCGTGGACCCCGTCCCCGCCATCGCCGTCGCTTTCGCAGTCGCAAGCAGCCTCGCCTGCATCTTCGCGATGTCCGCCTTCCGCCTCGCACGTCAGGCCGATGAGCGCGACCAGCTCAGCCGTAATGGCGCCGATCGATCGATACCCATCGTTAACGAAGGAAGGAATTAGGCCGTGATCGACTGGTCTTCGCCCCTCTGCACCTCGCACTATCCGCCGCGACCCGCTCAGCTCCTGGATGGGCTCACACTGAGCGGGCGCCGCCGGGTTGCGATTCAGGGGGACTTTTCCGCTTCGTGCAGCGTCAGCGACCCGAGACGCGAGGTCCTGACCACCTTCACCTATTCCGAGAACGGCATCAGCCGGACTGATGGCGCGCCCAGTGAGTTCGATTTGCAGAACGTCGCTGCTGAGATTGCTCAGGCTGCCTGAGTGTTCGCCCCTTTCCATACTGCGGGAGATACGCCGTGACGCGCAACGCTGTCGTTCCTGAAGCGACCGAAGTTTCGGAAGAAGAGTTCCGCGCTGCCCTGCTTACGGGACTGGCCGACGCGGAGAAGCAGGCGGGCGGGCCGGGCACGCTGGCCGACGCCCTGGGCGTATGCACTCGCCAACTCACCAGCATCAGGAACGGCACGACTAAGCTGCGCGGCCTCAAGCGGGTCTGGGATGCTCACGCAAGGTTCCCTCACGTCCTGCGGCATGTGGCTGCCAAGTACGGATATCAGCTGGTCCCAAGCGGCACGGCGCACTCCTGCATCGGCGAGAACTTCAAGCGCGCTTTGTCGCGGGCTCATCTGTGGGCCGACGATTCCATGCATAGCGATAGCGACCACGGGACCGACCTCTCTCGCAAGGAACTGCTGGCCGGAGAGCCCGCTCTGCTGGAGCTGCAGCACGAACTCGAAGTGATGCTCCGGATGGTCGAGAAGGCCAAGAAGTACGGGCTCCACTCGGTGCCAGGCCATGCCGACCGGGTCATTGCCTCCAATGGGGAGGCGGTATGATGGACAACTTTCTCCAGCAGCTTGCGGATGCGCCCCTTGCCGATCCGAACAAGATCAACCTGCCGATGGGCAGGCGCCCTCTGCCGCGCCCGGCCAAGGAGGCGCGCATTCCCGAGCCGGGCGACCTCACGCTTCGGGAGGTTCGGGAGAGGCGCGCAAAGGAGGCCAGTCGCAAGGTCGATACGTTGCTCGACTATTACGCCCGCACAGACGTGCCGCTTGAGCGCATCGCCGAACATCTCAAGCTGCGGATGCCGGCGGTCATTCGCGCCATGAAAGAGCGGGGTCGGCAAGCGGCATGACCAACCTCCTCCACGCCTTCCGCATCTGGCGCCTCCGCAGGGATCTGGACCGGGCCATAGCTCGCCAGAAGATCATCAGAGAGGGCAGGCGGGATGCTGCTTTGAGGGGGCAGGGGTGAGGCCGACCTTCATCGGCCCATACTATGTGCCCTATGAGGCGCATGACACCATCCGCGAAGTGCAGGTGGCGGTAGCTCGTCACTATCGGGTGCCCTTGGCTGACATTCTGGGACCAGAGCAGGCCACGGAATATGTTCGGCCGCGTCACGTGGCGATGTATTTAGCTTGCCGGCGCACGGGCAAAAACTCGCGGCAGATCGGCGACCGCTTCAGGCGGGACCGCACCTCAATCATCTATGCCGACAAGAAAATAGGGGCGCTTCGCAAGGTCGACCCAGCACTTGATGCTGAAATTCGCAAGCTGGAGGGGCGTCTGTGAACGCCTCCGGGATGCTCGCGCTCGGCCGTCTCAAGGCTGGCGCCATGAACAAGACTGAGGCTGCTTACGGACGCCTGCTTGAGGAAGCCAAGGCCCTTGGCGATGTCCGCTGGTACAGGTTTGAGGGCTTCAAGCTGCGCCTGGCGGATAACACGTTCTACACGCCCGACTTCGCCGTCATGCTCTCAAACGACCAGATCGAGTGCCACGAGGTCAAGGGCTTCTGGACCGACGACGCGCGGGTGAAAATCAAGCTCGCTGCGGAGATGTACCCGTTTCGCTTCATCGCGGTGAAACTGCTCCCGAAGAAGGCGGGCGGCGGCTGGTCGCGGGAGGTGTTCGAGTGACTCCGAACCGCTCCGAATTCCCCCTGACCCGCCTTATCGGGATGCTCTGGTGCATGACCGACCAGCAGGTGCGTGACGCTTCGGCCGAGCGCGCCGCAGCAGGTTATGGGGTCAAGTGGGAACATGCCGCCGGATATATCCTGCTCGAGCAGCAAACGAGAGGCGTGGCGTGAGCATCAAGCTTATG